CCAAATTATGGCAATAGTTATTAAAGGTATAAAATTACTGACAAAAAAAGGTGCTGCTAGGTTGGCTATGAAAAATAAACCTAAGCTAGATCCAGTTAAACGGGCTGCAAACAGAAAGAGATACCAACGGTTAACAAAGTCTATGTATGGTCAAAAAAGACTGACTGCAGTAGGTGGAGCTGGCACAAAAGGGCCTGTTCCAATAAAAAAACAATCAGCAGTTAAATCTACTTTAAGCGGGCGAAGTTATACTGTGAATCTTGATACTTTTAAAAAATCAGCTTTGTTTGGAGCTTTTGGTGGAAGAAGACAGACACCAACACAGAGGTTTCAAGACAGTGTAGCTGATTTAATAGGTTTAGATCAATTAAGTTTAAGAAAAGCACATAGAGCATCACATAGAGCTAGAGAAAAAAGAAAAAATAGGTTAAAGAAAAAATAATGGCATTAAAATCTAAAGCATTAAGAACTATAGATGATTTAACTCCTAAGCAAAGAAAGTTTATTGATATTCTTGTTGCTAATTGGGGTGAGATTACAAAGGGTGAGGCTTGCAAAAGAGCAGGCTATGAAGCTAAGAGTGATAAAAATTTTTCTGATATTGGTAGTAGACTTACACAAAGAAGACATAATCCACACGTAGTTAAATATTTAGATCAACAGCTTGAGATAGCAAAAGCTAAGTATGAAAAAGATAAGCTTAGAAGATACAAAAGATTAGAGAAGTACGCTGACGCTGCATATACTGAGAAACAATACGCATCAGCAATAAACGCAGAATTTAGATCAGGACAATTAGCTGGTTTATATGTTGATAAACGAGAAGTAAAAGTATCAGGATTGGAGGGTATGTCACGTGCAGAGCTTGAGAAGAAACTCAGTGAGCTTTCAAACAAGATCGATGGATTCAATGCCAAAACGATCGAGGTTGAGCCAGAGACAAAAGAACTACCTGAAGGGTAATAATTGGACATCTTTTATAACGGTGTTTAATGAAGTACACAATTCTGATCTCAAAATGAATTTAGGTAGAATCAATGTTAAGACGGAAGAAAAGTAAATACAAACAGGCTGTCGTTGGTAATAAAAAATATTACTATTACAGAATTTATTGGTTAGATCCTTGCGGGGACGCTGGGCATAGGGATGCTGAGGAAGTTAAAAAATTAAAGCCAGCAAAGATGATTACTCACGCGTTTATCTTTGATAAAGATAAAAAACACGTATGGACATTTGCCTCGTATGACCAAGAAGCAGCCGTATTCTCCGACTGTAATGTTCTACTTAGATCCAGCGTTACAAAGCTTGAAAGAGTACTAAACCGATCTGAATAAATTATGAAAAAACGTGAGTCTATGTTATGGCAAAGAATAAAAAAGAACTGCCGTAAACCTCATTTAATTCGTGTAGAATCTAATACTATCAATGGTATTCCTGATATAAATGGTTGTTGGAGTGGTAAAGAGTTTTGGATGGAACTTAAATCGGATAAGGTTGGATATCCGAAGCTCTCTAAATGGCAAATAGCATGGATTAATAAACGAATTAAACATCGTGGCATAGTAATTATCTGCAATGAGACCCTCTCGGAGAGGGCTCTACAACTTTACAGACCGTTGTCCGCGATTACTGATGCTCGTTTACTGAAACCTCGTTTCTCGTTCTCGTTTCCTGTTAAATGGCCAGCCATGCAGCGTGCACTCTGGTCCCTTCTACTGGATCCAGGAGATCCTCGTTCTCGCTCGTTGAAGCAAGAACAACGAATCGCTAAAGAAATGGAGATGCATCAGGGAAGCGTAACCAGTCAGGACTTGTCTGCTATTTGATTCTCGTTTATTCTCGTTCTCGGGGGCCAACTTTTTTCTTTTTGTTTGTGTTGAGCCCCCTTCCTATCCAGAAGCAGCCTGATCTAAAGCTCGTTCTCGTTTAAGAAAGGAGGTGGGTAATGAAAGATTACAGTACAGTAGGATCTGGGGTCAGGAGCTGGTGGAAAATATCCTGAACTTTCTTCTTGACTTTACTCCCATCTGGTCTTATGTATACATCAACCCTGAAGGCAATCCAGTTTCTAACTGAGATCCGATTCAGAGTTATTACAGCGGGCCACGCCTGGTGTGTGGCCCGTTAACATCAAACAGAAGGATAACAATGAAGACACATGTAATTAAAGATGACGGAACGGTTACCGTGGTAACCGGAAAGATAAAAGATCTAGAGGCAATGCAATCTCTCGTTAAGGGACCAATCGAAATCGTAAACGCAAGCATGCCAGCTGCATCACAGGAGCTGCCGGAGGCAGTGGATCTTAAGGAGATGATAGTGAACGAAGAAGGTTTGTTCAACAACTCGTTCAAAACAAATGAGAAAGCAAGGAAGCTTATAGCTGAAGGATTAGGCGTGCAGCTGGATAACATCCAAGATATTCGTGGCGATGTTTTCGTGACTGACGGATGGCGAATCGCATGATGTCGTTCGTTTTGATTTTCGCCCTGCTCTGGCCAAGGATTACCTTGCCAGTGCTGGGGCTCCTGGTACTGACTGTGGTAGCAGCGTGGTGAAGCTCTCGCTCGTTCTCGTTAGATTGCGCTTGTTTAGAACTATTCTAAAGTTCAGGTTGCTTCCCACCCCCGTACCTCTGGTGGCAAATTTTTGATGTTGACTTATCGGTGGGATATGATAAGACAATGGTGCGGGGTTCAACACTAACGAGACCGCCAATTCGCTATTGTGCTTAGACCCGTAGAACTTGAGGTTCGGGGACGTGTTGAACCAAGCGCGCGAAGATAACAAAGGAGAGGTATGGGACTAGATCAGTATGCTCATCTACGAGGAAGAAAGATAGATTGGAAAAAATACTATTCAGATGATGAGAAAGAAAGCCAGACAGAACAAAAAGACGTTTTCGTTTGGAGAAAACACGCAAGACTTCAAACATTTATGAATAAAATGTTTGAGAAACAAAATGAAGTAAAACTAAAGAAAGAACAAGAAAAGGAAAAGGATAAAGAGTTTAATCCTTTTGATATGTCGCATCTCGGTATGAACGGATATGATGAAGTTTACATTACCGAAGATGTCGTCAAAGAGTTGGAAGAAGAAGTAAAATCTAATTTCCATAACTCGTTCACACCTGACGGATTTTTTTGGGGTCAGCAATTTCAAGAACAAAGTGTGAAAGAATACAAAGCCCAAGATTTAAAGTTCTTGAAATTTTGTAAACAGGCAATCAAGGACAATAAGACGGTGGTCTATACTTGTTCTTGGTAAGTTTGTAATTTGTTCTTTGAACGACCCATAATGAACACTTATCAACTGTGTGTTCATTATGGGTTTATTGTGTTGATATTAATATAGGATCTGATAAGACAGGTTATTACTAACACAAACAAAAGGAAACAAATGAGTAATGCAGTAAAAAAACTGAAAGCAGATGAGAAAAAAATCATCTTAGCTTATGCAGTTAATAAGCTACAACTCAATCGTTTATCAAAAGAGTTAGATAAAATGAA